TTTCCAAGCACCATTTTTAGAAAAAGTATTTATTTCAATGGAATAAACACCGATTGCAGTATTGGCGGCTACTAATACATGGGATGTAGTATTGTCTAACAGGCTTACAGTAGAAGTAGCTGTAGCGGATACAGTAATAACTAAACGATGTAAATAATCGCCAGTTGCGCCAGTTGTGCCTAATACTTGGGCTGTTTGTGAAGCTGCTACGTGTTCGTAGGGTAGTGCAAATGTTGCGGCTGCTGTTGTCATTTAAATTCTCCTGTTAATTACTTTGGGGGTTTGTTTCCACATCTCGTCTAAAGTTACATCCGTTTGCCCGACATGAAGTCCTTTAATGCGGTTATCTTTGAGGATAGGGCTATCTTCGTCTTTCCATACAATGCTGAGATAGCGGAACGCATCCGCTGAGTGGCTTGTCCAATCATGTTTAGGGCGATCCCTAAATACTTTTTTATCATCATCCCACTCTCGTTGATATTGACGCAAACATTCAATTCCTTCTTCACATCTATTATCAAACCAACAGCGAGTTAATGCAAGTCGTGATGCTTGTATTCCGTCTTGTAATGACAGATTTGGTACAATTTTTAGATGTTTTATGTCAATTTTTGCAGAAATCTGCTCGATTATGCTCTTTCCACCACTAGCTAGTGTTTTTGCTCTAGCGTCATGCGGCAAGTAATGGTAGCCATATTTGTACCCAAACTCATCTTCTTTTTGGTCTAAAAGCATGGTGTAAAACGGTATGGATTGACCGTTGCTGGAATGGTGATCAAGTACCCGTATCTCTCCATAGACCACCTGAAACCACCAAATAGCGGTGGAATCGTTAAATCCTAAGTCCCAAGCAGTATGGCAAGGGAACATCGGGTCATAGTCAACGGTTGTAATACGCTCTAAATCGGTGATCCTACGCATTTCCTGACCATAGAACGCTCCAAGGATAGCTGCTTCAAATGAACATAAGAACTCTTGTTCGTACTGGTTATCAGACATAGAAGCCTTGGCATCGTCTAATTCTGACTGCGCCAGCAGGTTGGTTTGGTCTGCCCGTAGCACTTTTACATACCAGTTGGGCTTTTTAGTGGCTTCGTTATATATATCGTAGAAGGCGTTATGCCCCTTGGGTGTCCCGATGAAGGTGGCCCACCCCAATCTGTCCGCTAAAAGTGGTCGGATAATTTCACCCCACACGCTAGGCTTCATATCCGCCATCTCATCCATAACTACGCCATCAAGAAAATTCCCACGCAAGGCATCAGGATTATCAGCCCCAAATAGCCTAATTCGTGCGCCATTGACCAATTCCACCCATAGTTCAGACTGGTTAGCCTTAGTCATAACTGACTCAGAAAAGCGTTCCAAATACCGCCAAGCCACAGATTTAGCCTGACTGTAGAAAGGCGCAATGTAGGCATATTGGGCGTGGGGCTTGTTTTCTAGCAGGGCTTTGACAATTAGGTCGTTAATACACGCTACGGTCTTGCCACAACGCCTATGTGCCACGATTACTGCCCAGCGTTCCTTACGGCTGTGAAAGTCCTCAAAAACGCTTCTAGGGCGGTATTTGAGCTTTATATCCCTACTCATCTGCCCAAGATATTCTTAGGTCTGTTCCATTAGCACCCGTAACTTCGTTTACTTGCGTTTCCTTCCACCTTGCCCGTGTCTTTAGCCAAAAGATTGCGGCAGCCGTATTACCCTTTTTGGCTTGGCTAAACAATGTACCTGCAATAGCGGCATTGGCGTCTATACGCCCTTCGTCTAATTCATCCCTGTAATACTTGACTAGCGTATCAGCACTAATCTTTAGCCTTGTGGCTATGTCCTCATGTGGGCAACCTAGCGCAGACAGGCGTTTAACCTGCTCTTGCGTGGCTTCTGTCGGTATATGTTGTTTTCCTTGTGCCATTTTATAACTCCGAAAGCACGGCTTGTTTGCCTGTAAAGTCTTCCCAACGCTTAACGATTACATCGCAGTATTTTGGGTCTAATTCCATTAAACATGACTTTCTGCCTATTTTTTCAGCAGCTATCATAGTTGAACCGCTACCACCAAACAAGTCCAACACAATGTCCGAGCCTTTGGTGTTGTTTAATATTTGGTATTCCATTAGTTCTACTGGTTTCATAGTAGGGTGCAAATCGCTTTTTGATGGTCTTTTGCACTCAATGACGGTAGTTTGCTTTCGGTCTGCTGCCCATAGGTGTGCTGCACCTTCTTTCCAACCATAAAGGCAGGGTTCGTGCTTCCAGTGGTAATCAGACCTACCAAACGCTGAATTGTCTTTATTCCATATAAGTGTTTGGCGTACTTTCCAGCCCATATCCCTAGCTGCGCCCCTAAAATTGTAGCCTTCGGTATCTGCGTGCCATATGTAAAATACAGCCCCAGCCTTCATAACAGCGTTGGCAGCTATATACACATCTTTTAGAAATTGCCTGAACTCTTCATCTGCCATTTCATCATTTTTGATTTGTTCCCGCTTTTTGCTGCCGCCTTCATAAGCAATGTTGTATGGCGGGTCGGTTACTAGCTGGTCTGCCAGTTGACCATTCATTAGCTTTTCAACCGAATCAATACTTGTGCTGTCACCGCACATAAGTCTATGATTTCCAAGAATATATATATCGCCTAGCTTGGTTTTAGGCTTTTCGGGTACATCAGGCACAGAATCTTCATCTGTTAAACCGTCAGTACCCTCAATTACATTTAACAGGGCATCTAGCTCTTTATCGTCAAAGCCAGTTAGCTTTAGGTCAAATCCTTCATCTTCTAGGTCTTTCATCTCTACGGTCAGCATGGTTGTGTCCCACCCTGCATTCATAGCCAGCTTATTATCAGCAATGATGTAAGCCTTCTTTTGGCTTTTAGTCATATCTGAGCAATCAATTGTAGGTACTTTGTCTAAACCTAGCTTTTGGGCGGCCATCAATCTACCGTGACCAGCAATAATTCCTACCCCGTCTACCAGTATAGGGTTTCTAAAGCCAAATTCTTTAATGCTGGCGGCAATTTGCCCTACTTGTTCAGGGCTGTGGGTTCTGCTGTTCTTTGCGTAAGGGATTAGCTTATCTACAGCGACTTCTTTTATTTGCATATTTAACCAAGTGGTTGATTAAGATAAGTTAATTCTATCCGATATTTGTAAAGTGTGCCTCTATTTTATTACACATATCAGCTAATTTGCTATGGTAATTCTTACGCATCTCAATGATTCTAGGTCGTAATGTCCTAATGTTTTCTTTAGCTTCTGCTACTTCTTCAGGGTCTAAGCTATATATCCAATTCTTACCAAGTTCATTGTCTTGCACCCAAGGTAAGTGTTTTGTTAGGAAATAAGGCATTGCGCCACATAAGGCAGCATCCATGTTTATGGCACTCATTTCATCGTAATTAAAGAATATATTAGTTAATTGCAGGATTTTGGCTAAATCTTCTTTTTGTTCAGGCCATGATCTAGTAATTTCAACACAGTCTTTAAGCGGTTGGCATTGTTGCCTTAGATGACCTTTACCTACATAAAAAGTATTAAACTTCTTTGGTGCGTCACTAGGTTTAAATATGTCTAATTCAGTAATAGGATAAAACAGTACATCGCAATCTTTAGCAAAAGCCTTTGAAAAGGTTAATTTAAAGTCTGTGGGTTGCCATTGAATTGGTTTGCCGCCAAAGAAATTCTCGGGTGCTAAAAGGTATCTAACTATCTTTTTGGCGTTTAATGGATTATCTCTGCATCCTTCGGGGTATATAACTATGGATTCAGGGTCATGTCCTAATGGGGTATTCCAATTAAAATTAAGCCTGTAGGGTGGCTCATAGAATGAGATTGTAGCCGTGTGACCTATTTCGTTTAATGCGTGGCACAAATAATGACAGTACCAAAGACCACCGCTTTTATCTGTATAAGCTGGAACTGCAACCGTAAACTTCAATTACTTAACTTCTTTATCCAAGTCTTTAAGTTTATTGGCAATCAGCTTCCTACGGGCAATGCGGTCAGCCTGATTCTTCTCTAGCGTAGATTGATGCTCAGGTCTAAGCATGGCATCCTCTTTTTTATACTTGCGGCTCATAGGGGTAATTGGTGTCATTACATATCTTTCATCTTAGAAGCAATCATTTCCCTGCGTGTAGGCTTGGCAGTCTTGGCGGCATCTTTAAAATCTTGTGCGCTGGGTCTACCTTCTGCACCCTTTTTAGCCATCTTTTCGCCCGATCCAGCCTTAATGCGCTCTCGTTTAGCGTGAATATTTGCGTATAGTCCTTGTTTCATTAGCATTTCCACCTTGCTCTAGCTGCTTTGCCCCGTTCCCCAGTCCATCCTGCTGACCTTGCACAGAAACTATCGTGCCTTGGCCCACTAGACTGAGGTGCTTGTAAATTTGCGTTGTTCTTAGCGTTGTATGCTTTGCGCCCTGCTGCGGTCATACCTGCGCCTTCTTCTACTGACTGATAATGACGGCCTTTGCCTTTAGTTGTCTTGGCAATAGGCTTATCGTGCTTTTCTACTGCGGCACGAATGTCATCCCGTCTACTCATGCTTTTTCTTCAATGTACTTAGCGTA